TCAGAAAGAAGGAGATACAACTGTCATTGAATTCCTTAAAGACGTTTTAGCCAAGGTCAATAAATGCAAATTTGACGAAGAGATTTGCATCCTTTTACTTGATAACTCAGGAGGCTCGGCTGCGATCATCCCCAGAGATCATCCGGCTAAAAGGATACAAGCAATGATGGATGAGATATAAGTCATGCCAGAGCCAAGGAGAGTCAATAAATGTGACCTAGCTCCACCGGCTGAAGTCATAAGAGGAGCCCGTTCCGTATTAGGAACTATTGATCTTGATCCATATTCCACTAAGGATATTAATCGGTCTGTTATTGCATCTCGTTTCTATGACAGGGACAAAGATACTCTCGAAGATATTGTCCATAAAGATTGGAAAATCAGTGGTGATCGCAGAGTCTTTATTGGTGCCCCTGCTGGAGCTGGTCTTACTAGAAGACTTTTAAATAAAGCACTGACTGAGTATCGGCAAGGTCGTATTGAGCAGTGTGTGATTTGGATTGCTCATAACGAATCAATTATTCGAGCACCTTGGCTATGGGACTTTCCCATGTGTATTCCATTCAGAAGATTACGTCCTCAATGGTGGGACGAGGAGCTGGAAACATTTCGAGGAGTATCTCCATCTGATTGGTCGGCAATTAGTTATTTGCCACCAACTGATCCCTCCAAATTTCAAACCATGCTGTCTCGTTTCCACAACGTATTCAGCCAAATGGGACGTGTCGTCTTCAACGAATACAGCGGAGAAGCTGACTGGACCGAAACATACAAAGCTTCATACGGGAGGGATTATGACTACAGAGGATGAATTGGATAAGTTCCTTGCCCCTAATGGAGAGACATACCTAACAATTCGATCAGTCGTCTACGACTCATGGATTAATTGGCAGGATGCCTTGCCATTCGAAAGGGAATATAGGAAATTACTAACTCCAGATATCTATACCAATATCACTGATTTGGCTACAAGGGTGCATAAGATGCATCAATCCATGCCCGGATATAAAGCTCTAGGCGAATCTCCATTTGAATTCGTGTTGTGGTGGGATCCATTAGATCCAGATCCTGATTGGCAACAAGGCAAGAAATGCAGATTCATGATTAATGATTTCACTGCCGAAGAAATTGAATACTACAGCTCAGTCAAGAAAGGCAATAAGTTAACGATTAAACCAATGACTACTCGAATGGTGGAAGCAGTTATTACTCCTAAGACTGGGGAATAGAAATAAGACAGGTCACCTTGCGATCAATTTCGTTTACATCCTCAATTTCATAATTGGTATTTAATTTATCTAAAAAAGATTCAGCCTCAGATTCAAACTCATCTGCTTTCTTTATCGCAATTTCATCAAGTAAATACTCTACGTCTGTGATGATGTTTCTAATGATGTTATCCATCAATGTTTAAGGCAAGTGAAATCATCATGGACATAATCGAGAGTTCTGTCAAGTACTTTTAATGTACGCCCAGAATCATTGCTACAACGTGTTTCCGACCTTCGGGTCACCAGCCCGATGATGGGGCAAATGTCCACTTATCGGGCTACACTCTATAGATCCTTTCTACGCTTGTACGTGAAGAATAAGTTGATATAAGCTGCTATTACTAGTAGCAGTAGAAAAAAGGTAGTCATGAACAATTGCACAAGTTCGGATGTTCGCCGGTAGCACAATATGATTCTCTCTGGTCTCCAACTTCTTCGCATGTGTATGAGTCTGCACTACCTGTATTCATGAAAGAGTAAGCGTCTAATCCTCGACCACCACCTCCTCCTCCGTTATTCATTCCAAGACCACATCCGGCAAGAAGGATTGGCAACACTAGTAAAAGTTTTTTCATTTTTGTTATTTGGTTAAGTGCCTAGAGAAGGCAACTTTCTTGCTTCCCATGCTTCTCGCCTTGCACCGTATTGATCTAGATCATCTTTAAATACTTGACTCTCCGCAGCTTGCTCAGCAGATCTTCTATTCAATACGCTGATACCAGATCCACGATCAATACTCTTCCTACCGCCTGTACTTCCACCATAGTTCTGTGCATGGTGATTAGCTCTCCGTGCTCTAGCTAAGTGCTTTCTGACTAATGCAGACTTTTTATTTCTTAGGCCCATATTCGGCTCCGAGTAATAATAATTTTTTAGGCCAGAACTCCTTTGGTACGTACTTCACCATTAGAAAAAAGTGAAAGTTATGGATCAAAGTGAACATGACAATGACAAGAGTCGGATTTAAAGATTTATCCGATTCATTAAGAAGAGCACTACATAGAGCAAAAGCCTCAAGCAACTGACGCTCCATGACGGCACATGTCAAAAGCTTTTGTCTGTCTTTGCCTGAGTTATCACTCAATACGCTTGCCCTCTCATTCAACTAACATTATCCTAGGCAGAATGAAAGCTAATTAAGTGAAGACTCGTTTTGATCTCGTGCCTTGGGCTTCTATTACAGACATCGCTGACGTTCTCAGCTATGGGAGCGCAAAGTATTCAGCGAATAATTGGTGTAGAGGAACCGAGTGGGGAAGATATTTCGCAGCCTTATGCAGACATATATTCGCTTGGTGGAGAGGAGAAGATAACGACAAAGAAACTGGATACTCGCATCTCGCACATGCTGGATGCTGCCTGCTCTTTTTAATGGAATACCAGCGCAATAGCTGGGGAACTGATGATCGTTTTACTGGTCCAGACGGACAAGCTTTCACTAAAGGCGATGGTCTTAAATCTGATTCATTTGAGTTTGACCACGAACTTTATAAGGAAGTCTTGAAATGTCATCCGTTAGATGATTCCCAATCATTGAAGTTTTCGACCGATTGGAAATCATCAGAAGTTGATCCAATAAATCTAGGTTTAGATTAATGATCAAAGTAGCAGTAATTGGTGCTGGGAATGCAGGTTGTTTTACAGCACTTCAACTAGGTGATCTTGCTAAAGACACAGGTCTTGAAATAGAGATTTCGATTATCTATGACCCCAATACTCCTGCTGAAAAAGTTGGTCAAGCTACCTTTCCTCACCAACCACATTTGCTTTGGAATGTTTTAAACGAAGAATTCAATTGGTATAAGAATCAAATTGACGCAACCATAAAGACAGGAATCCTTTACGAAGGTTGGGGGCATAAGAAAGAAATCTTTCATCCGTTTCCCCCTAAGAATGTTGGGATGCATTTTTTCCCAAAAAAATTACAGGAAATAGTAGTTAAGTCTGGACAATTCAATATTATTCACCAAAACGTAGATAACTATTCTGACGTTGATGCTGACTATATATTTGATTGCAGAGGAAGACCTAAAGATGATGACGATTACTCACCTCTGATTACGCCAGTTAACTCTTGTCTACTAGCTAAGCCAAAATGGGACACATCAATTCTCTCTTATACCAGAGCTGTTGCAACTTCTGACGGTTGGAGTTTTGTGTTACCTGCAAAACCAGACCTGCCAAGCAGTCAAGGAGCTTTAGGTTATTTATACAACAAAGATATAACTACTAAAAAAGAAGCAATCCATAATTTACAGGATCAATTTGATGCGTACATAACAGGTCATCTTGAATTTAAAAGCTACATAGCAAAGAATCCTGTTATTGATAAGCGAGTATTTCTTAATGGAAATCGTCTTTACTTCTTGGAACCTTTAGAGGCAACAGCTTGTTGGATACATACGGAATGGGTGGTTCAATGCTTTGATCAAATAATTAGACCACAAAATAAAACAGAACCTTTAACTAAGTGGATTCATAATAAGATCCATGAGATAGAAAGATTTATTCTTTGGCATTATCAGAACGGTTCTAAATTTGAAACTAAATTCTGGAAACATGCAAGAAATCTACGGACAAAGATAGACCCTAAATTTAATGAGTTAACTCAAACCCTAGAGCCGTTACCTATATCAGTTGTTAAGACCTTTGAACAGCAAGGTCGATTACCTGAGTACGGCTGCTGGGCTCCAACGAGTATCAAATATTGGATGGATGGAGTGAAGAAATAATGAAAACAATTGTTATCGAAAGTGACATTAACTGCGATCCGCTGGAGCAGAAAATACTTAAAGAAGAGCCAGTAATTATCGAGAAATTTCCAAATACTTCATACGATGGCAATGATGGAAACAGTGGAACTGGCTTAAGTCCTAACTCTCTAACTTCTAGATATTTCTGGTACAACGTATTGAATTGGCAAGAGGCTGAGCCCTTACGTAAATGGATTCTAAAAGGCTATCAAAATTACACTGAGACCAAGATTAAACAATTACATGTCAAATGCTGGGCCAATGTTCTAAGAAAGGGTGAGCAAATAAAACCCCACGCACACTTCAGAGGTATTGTTGATCCTCTTGATTCTCTGTGTGGACACTTGACTGTTAAAGCCGATGGTTCAACTTCTACTTACTACAGAACATTTATCAAGGATGAAAAACTATTAAATATTCCCGGCAATTTTCATTTCTTCAATAGTGGTACAACTCACTGGACTGATCAATACAACGGAGATAGCGAAAGAATAACTATTGCCTTTGATATGTTTAGTGAAAAAGCATACAAAACTATCCCCGAAGGAGTAATAGATAAATTGGTCACTCTAAAAACCGAAGATTAAACGCTGCTGTTCTTCTTGGATTATCTGATTTGTGAACAGTGACTCCATGTTGGAGGTATGAAGGAAATAGAATTACTTTGCCTCTCTCGGCTTTTATGTAATGCCTACGTGCGTGAATCTTCCTCTCATTATCTTTTCTTAGTTTGTCCCAAGAAAAAGGAATCTCGTTTCCACTTTTGTTTAAAAAATAAAATTTACCATCATCTTCTTGTTCATCAGTCAGAAAAATGACTCCAGAGATATCATCATAATTATGATCATGTACTTCTTGAAAATCACCTCTTCGATATGTGTTACGCCATATGCCCATCAGGCGAAGATTTATTTTTGAAATATCTAGACCTAAATCACCAATAAACTCTTTCAATACTGGAGCTAGATAATTAAAGGGATTGTCACCTGTAATCCCTTGTACTTCAAGAGAACATAGATCAGTCCAACTGAGATCCTGAGTGTTATCTTCTTCTCCGTTTTCAATAAAATCTATAAGTTTATCTTTATTAGAAGGAAAACTTTCTAAATAAAAATCATGAATAAAAGGAACATCTATCAATTTGTTTTTCTGTGATAAACCTCTACTTCTGATTCACATTTAGGACAGCTTAAATTGGTTATGAAATCGAATTCTTCAGAAGGAATTGGGAGATCTGAGTCACTACCCCAAATCAATTCAGTATTACAGTGCCAGCAATTCATTAATTTCGCTCTGGATAAATGTAAACCAACCAGTAAATTCCAAGTACTAATAAACAAATGCTAGGAATAATCCAACTGATCACTGACGTGGCTTACGTCCACGCTTTGGCATTTGTTTTGCTAATGCTTCCATCTGAGGAAGACTCATTTGTGTCTGAGCTGGCTGTTGTATCGGTGCAGTAGCTTCCTGAATACGTGCTTCTAACTCTTTCATTTTTGCTAAGTTCTGCCTGTGCTGCTCTTCAAATGCTGGTGGCATTGGTGGTATCTGAGCTGAGACGGGTGGCTGCTGAACAGGAATCTGTGCTGTGAGTTGAGTAGCCATTGTTGTTAGTTCTGATTGAACTTGCTGAGCTACTAAAGGTGGAACTTTATTAATTACTTCTTGAACTTCTGTGCGAGGAATTAATGTAGGAATCACCCTTTCGATAGCATCTATTTTCTGAAATAGTTCTGAGTGATCCCCTTTTTTATTCTTTAAACCAATCGAAACAAATTGTCCTGTTGCAAGCCCAACGACAACAGCCATTGCACCTGTGATTAATACTTCCATAAGCCTCGTCTTTCACTTTGTAATATATCGCAATCAAACTTGAATTGCTAATCTTCCTTATCCAAGACAATAGCTTCCATATCTAATTCAAAACTTTGAGATTCAAATACTTCTTCGAATTCATCTTCCTCTTCGTCTTCAAACAGGCATAAGAAGGAATCAGTAGATTCTTGCTCTTCTGTAGGAGGAATAAAAGCAGAGCCTTCATTGAATTTGAAGACAAAACCAGCATCTTTACTAGCAGCAAGAAAGGCTTGCTTCTGTACAAATCTGCCCTCCCAGCAACCTAGTAACGCCTCGATTAATTCGTCTCTCGATAAATCCTTCGTTTCTATCGCAATCCTGTGAAGCATGAACTTCTGTTCTGGAGTCAAGTCTGGATTCACTAGAAACACCTCCTGATAAACACCATAAGTCGAAGAGATCGTTGTTCAATGGCTTGATCCATGTCTTTATTCTGGCAGCTCTGTCGGGGCAGAAAAAAGATTGTGCCTCATACCACACCATCCAGTCACGAGTAGATCCCTTGGCTGAATTACATGGCAAGCAAGCTGGAACTAAGTTAGTTCTTAAACTGCTACCACCGTGAGCCTTTGGTCGAACATGATCAATGGTTAAGTGAATCTTAACGTCATTAGCATGTACCTTGCCGCAATAAGCGCAGCATCCCCATTCGTCTTTAATTGATTGTTTAAATCTTCTGAGGGCAGCCCCCTTAGAGATTTCAACTAGTCCAAATCGGTAATTCTCCCAGCGTTCTGGTATCAATGACTGACCTCGATTAACCACAGATTAACTACTTACAAATAGTGAATCAATCTGTTCCATTTTGAAAACCTATAAAATTAAAGATAGCTTTGCATTAGCAATGAAAATCTTTAATATTCTTGCGATAGCGAGTTTCGGTATAAGTATCTCGATTGTTGGGGGCACAGTTGCTGGATATTTCTATCTCAAGAATCCATCAACCCAGCAGCATTTACAAGATAAATTAATCAAGGCAATAACTCCAGCACTAACGAAAGGTGTGTCTGGCTCATTACCAAAAGTCGATATTCCTTCCCTGCCTAGCTCTACTGGAGGCGTAGTACCGCTTAATCTCTAAGTGGTTGATATAAGGGATATAAGAGTTTGGAATGTCAGGGTTCCTGAAGTACCTGACTGGGCGATAGCAGTACCTAATAGTATCCCTCTTGCAGTGCCCATCACGCAGGAGTTAATAACTGGTCCAATAGGTTTTCCTATCGTCGATGTTCCGGGCTGTGTAGAGGCTCGTGAGACCTCTGGAAACAACAACTTGATAGAGGACGATCCATTTGGAAATTTACTCCTCTGCGACGGCACACAACCCGTCATGCCAGCCTTTGACTATAACCCCAATAATTTACAACCAGTTATTGAACCAGCAAAAAATGTTCAATTACCACCACCACTAGAGCAACCTAAATCTAAAAGTCAAAGCACAGATGATAAAGGTACAGGAGCTGACATGAGTGGATTTGGTGGTGCCTCGCCTCCAACACCTCCCCCTACATCTCCACCACCACCTGAACCTCCTGCATGTCCAAGACCAGATGATCCCCCTGTTGGTAGTAAAGGTAAATTTGGCACCAAACGTGTTGAGTCATATGAACTCAATGAAGATGGTGAATGTGTCACCAACTGGATATCTGAGAAGCCACAAGATATAGCTTTTACATATCTACCTCCACCACCAGTTGCTTTAACAACAGGAGCTGTGGCGGCTGTAGCTGTTACTAGTTCAGTCTTAATGAAGCCAGTGAGTGACTACATTCTTAAGCTTGTTAAGCCTCTGGTGAAGAAGACTTTAAAGAAGGTTTTACCTCGCCTTCTGAAGAAGAAGCCCAAGGTGCTTTCCGTTCGTGAACGCCGATTGGAGCAGAGGAATCTGAAGAAGTAGCCTTGCTAATTTGTTCTAGATTATGAGCATGATCAGGTACTGAAGTCGGATGTTCCCCAACTTCAACGTCCTCGCATATCTGGGCGTACTTCGTTCCTTTTCGGAAATATATATTCTCCTTCCGCAATGTCCCACAGTGTTTTAAACGTGAAATTTCGTAGTCAAGTATTTTCAAATTTAGGCTTGCTTTTCTCAGAGCAATCTCTGTACTGGCTGCTTCTTTGCACAGCGCTTGTAACTTTGAATCTAAGGGCTTAGACCATTGGAGAGTAGCTCCATAATTTAAGGAGAAATTATCCTTCTGTTGTGTGAGGACATCCTTCTCAAACAAGATGGCACCCGGATTATCTGGAGCGCCATCCCCGTCAATATCTCGCATGTCGTAGACCGGATCCTTATAGCTAGTGACGAAAGGTAACTTAATATTTTTACTCCTACCAATATATGGCGATATCGTTACAGTCTCTGCTTGACATTGCACTCCATTAGTAAAAGCAGAGTTAATAAAATTTCCAGTCAATACTTGATATGCATTCACAGTCGCTTGACCACTGCTATTAGCGACCGGATTGGAGGTGGCTGAAACACCACCAACATCACTGGCTAATACACTATGCGGCACTAATAATATTAAACCTAAAACCTTTGGTATGACTGGGTTTATGGCTATTGGCTGAACACGCTTGAACTCGAAATCGTGGTTTCGATTTCTGAGGTGCGAGTTATTTGGGTGCGATTTCGAAGCCCCGGACCTTGGTAACTGGAGGTGTATTGGAAGGCTCCTCCTTCTGTCACTAGAGAAAAGTCGGGAGAGGTATTTATATCCAAACCTGTCCATGTACTTGTTCCACCGTTCAATGTCGTATGTCTGATTTCAGTATGAGACGTTGGATTAATTACTCCTGTTGTTGGCTTTATCCCTGTGCCAGACACAGAATGAACCCAGCCTGTATTGAAATCTTCTGATACTATAACCTCCGAAATCACCTGCCGTTGGGTGGTAGTCGAGTCGAGCTTTCCCGAAGAGAAATTTGGCGATATAGGGACTGCATGACTAACATTAGGCCAGCTTAGTACGACTACTAATAAACCTAATATCCGTTTCATAAGTCTTCGTTAGTTCCCTTATTCAATAGGCTTGCTAATGTCGCACCACTTGCTGCTCCACCTAGTCCTGCTAAGGCAGCCATTGCCATACGATTTCCCCTGAGACCAGCCACAGGTTTGCTAGTGATAATTTTATTGGTTAATTCTTTAGCCTTTTTTATAGATGAAGCTACATTTTCTTGAGATGTCTGGTTTTTTTCAGCTAAATTAATCTTTGCCATTTCGTTATAAGTATCTTCTCCATACATCTTGTATAAAACATTTCTTACAAGCGCTTTTGCTGTGTTGTCTCCAGCTTCCGCAAGAATTTTAATGTCGTTTAATGACCTGCGAGCTGCTTCTTCTGCTCCTATTAATCCAACTTTAAAAAGTCCTATATGTTTTTGAAACCCTGTATGTCCAGAGGATGCCCACGCATCAGCAGCTTGAAGTATTCGATTTAAACCTTGACTGTCTGGATTCATGTTCTTAGCGATTGATTTCAAGAGTAGACGTGAACTGTCCTATGCTGGTCGTGCCCGAATTTCCAGCCGATATGGTCAACGTGCCCCCTCCTACGCTGGTCAAAGTCGCTCCAAGACTGCCTTTTGAGCCTCCGGCAAACGATGTCACTTGTCCGTAAGCTGGGAGTGAAGCTGCCTGCCCAGAGGTTGCGTTTACCGCTACACCTGCTGCCAGAGTAGATATTGGATCCCCTTGAATCGCCGTATTTGTAAAGCTGAAATTTTGTCCGGCTGTATTGATTTCAAAATTTCCCGGCGTAACCGTAGCTGCTGCGGTGGCAGAACCACCAGTTAGTCCAGCAAAAGTATCATTATTTCCAGTACCCACTTTGACATTTATGCCACTGGCAGACACCGAACTCCCTATCCTAGTAGCCGTTGTGCTTGCACCGTCTACAGTGAGCTGCACATTACTTTGAATTCTGTGACTTACTGAAGCTCCTGCTGGTCCGCACAGCGACAATAATCCTATTAAAACAGCGAACCGTTTCATCAGTTGATTGCTTATTTACCTATATCGTAGAGAATTTTGAACTTCTAAAGATACGCTTTACTAATGTTGGTAGCGAATCCTACAACAGTCGTCCCTGCTGCTATCACGGCTGCTGCACCAATTACCCATTTCTCTACTACTTTCAAGCGTTCTCGAAGATCTGCCTGCTTCTCTTCCAGACGTTCTATCTTGAGCTGCATCACTGTGATCTTGACCTCTTGAGAGGCATCTAGATTCAATCCAGAATCAGACATTAACTATCCTTACTAGTCTTTTCTGACTTTAGTAACTCTCCGCCAACAATGTGGATTGGGGTTTGAACTCTAATAACTTGCTCATTATTATTCATCGTGGCAAGTATTTTCATTAACTTTTCTTCTGTTAAACCACCACCATTTCCATTGCCATTCTTCTTAGCAGTAGCCGTCGCAATCCCTAGCGATGAGAGGATTCCGCCGAGCAAACTTGCCGGGAAAGTTGGATCAATATTTCCTTGCTCTGGGATTTCGATAACTGTCGTACCAAACGTCAACTTTTCTGGAAGACTGCAATATGAAAGAGTGAGAATTAGTACGGACCACCCAAGAATACCTACTTTCAGACTAGCCGTTAAAACCTCCTGCCACAGAGGTTCGTCGTGTTCTTCCTTTTTCTCCTTCTTTTTCTTAGCAGCTTCTGCTTTCTTCTTTTCCTCTTCTGTGAGTTTCTTTTTTTCTTCGACTTCAGTCATCATCATTTTGCAAGACACTTATATATTAAGAAGGTTGCACGTTGCAAGATAAGCCATACACTAACAACACACGTCAGGTTAGGTCACATGGAGCCTTGGATTTCGAATATCGCCATGAGCGAGTACTTGGGTATCAGTCCGAGAACCCTAAAGCGCAATGAGAAATATTTTTCCAAAGGAACTCATTACAGATACAAAGACCCATTAAACCCCAATAGTGGAAAAATCTGGAGACGAGCTGCTGTGGATGAAATGCTTTCTTCTCCAGACCATGTCATCAGACGAAGAATCAAGAAAGTATGACCAGCTCAAACTTCGAAGACCACAAGCATAAGAAGCAATTTTCTAAATCTGGTATTCCCCTTCACATGCTTGATGACATTCAGTTCATGGAATTCGCTATGGAATTCCCAGAAGAAATACAAGATTTAGAGGAAGACAATGGAACTACATGAAGAATTTAGGCTTTGGTCATTAATCAATAAGGCCGAGAATATCAAGTTCATGATCAGGACTCAGCAAAACCCAATATTTAGCTTTGTACTAAAGCTGCTTTACTACCGTTCATTCATGAATACATGCAGAGATATTCAAGATTGTTTTTGGTGTGGCGACGATATATCAGTTAGCAAAATAGATCAATTACCTTCATGTGTTCGCAGGGATTATTTCTTTCAATAACTAGGCTGCGAATGGATGCTTCCAGTTCTTTATAAATTGATCTTCTTGTTTTTCATTATCAGCCCATAAGAGATATTTGTCTTTGTGAACTCCGACCCCATGTCCCATTGCTGCGGCACATTGTTCTATCGGAATATCTCCAAAGGCTGGTTCTAAGTGCATGGTTACAGCCCAAGTGTGGCGTAAATCATATGGCAATGCCTCGATCATCCGATCCAATCCATCAGTTGATTTTGCTAAGAGTGGTGGCATGCATGCAGTTCTTAACTTGGATGCTCTTATTGCGTTGGTTTTGTAACTAGCCCCCAAAGTATTTCTCGTAATATATTCTCCAAGCTGAGAATTGTTCTGACCAATTCCATTGTCATAAGCTGCTTTATCTTCTACTTGATAAGTCACACCAGTTCGAGTTGCACTCGTAATCTTCGGTCTACATTTGCTTCTTAAGTGCCCCTGATGCTTCTTGAAATTACGGAATAAATTGTATCTCTTATCCCAATCGGCAAAGGCAGGCCATACCTTATGGTCTTCAGGTGATTTTGTTAATCTTCCGGGGATAAGAAGAAATAGATTCTCAAGTGGCTTGGCATACCAAAGCTCATGGTTGCGTAATCCATAATTCATCATCATGGCTAGGCACCAGCACTGCCATGGAAACTCTTCGATATTGGCATCGAGATAATCTTCCATTTGTTTCTTAGAAACAATTGCTCTAGGTGGATGCATTTCTTTCTTCTTCTTCTTTCCTTCACTCATCTTGCGATACTCATTATGCATTCCTCTTTGCGTTAGATATTCATCTTCTGTAAACCAAGTAGGATATTTTGCTTCCTGTTTACGAACATAAATTTGTACTTGTTTTAAAAAATCTAATCTTTTCTGAAATGGTTTTGATCCACATGTTTTTTCCCATAACCATCTATGGATCGATTTAGATGTTCTTTTAATTTCGTTTCTTTTTAAATTTCTCCAAAGACTGAAATACTCAATATTTGTTGATGCTTTGTTTTTACTAGTTAGAAAATCATTGAATGAAACTTCATGAGATTTCCAATACGAATCTTTCTCTACTTTTTGTACATTATCCGACCAATGTTTGTCCTTAATTTCTTGGACCATACTCCAAGCTGTTTGACAATTAGTAACGTCATCTATCCGTAGAGGCTTGATGGAAATCCTTTCGGCACCTTTCCAAGAATCCCTGACGTAAATATATGGGCTTCCGCTCTTCTTAAATAACTTCCAACGAAAGGTAAATTCTTTTTGGACAGATAGGTAATTATCGATTGAAACAGTCATTGGACAAAATTCCGACCTGAAAAACTGGACATTTCCAGATTCAAAAACTGGACATTTGACCCAACTGGACATGAAAACTGGACATTTTTTGTCCACTTAAAAACACTTGTTTCAACCTCTGACAAAGCATTTTCCATGGCTCTCTAGTCTCTGAGAACCCTTTATAGCACTAAAAAAGCCCAGTATCAACCGGGCTTAATGTATTTGGTGGCGGGGGCAAGATTTGAACTTGCGACCTTCGGGTTATGAGCCCTTCGAGCATGCCCCAAATCCCTTGGTATGACTGAGTCGCATTTTGTCACTGGACATGGAGAACTGGACAAATTGGACATGGAGAAAATATTACAACCCGTTCCAAGCTGGCTGTAACATCCCTCGATCATCGTCGTCATCGTCATCTTCTGAGTCCTCTCTGAGGTCGTAGCCCAGTATAAAGGTTACGATTCCTACTGCAATAATCGGTATAAAAGGGAATAGAAATGCAAGTTGAATTACATCAGGGTCTGCTAATTCATTCATTTAGTAAATAAGCGTTGGATAATTTCTTCTGAGCTTTTAACTCTTTCTTTAATAGTTTTTTGGCTTCTTTTCTTGAGGTACAAACTGCCGCCTTAGCAGCTATCTTTAATAATTTGCGTTGTTGTTTTTCGATAGTTTTTAACTAATAGGTTGGTTTAATAGTTCAGCAACTTCCTCTTTTTCTGCTTCTTGAAGAGCATCGCTAAGCAAGTAACCAGCACTAGATCCAGTAATTAAAGGTATTAAGAACTTGGCTAATTTCCCTGCATACTGACTTCTTCCAGTCGGAGTAATTGGAGGCGTTGGTGTTGATTTAACCTGTTGAACCACCTTTTTAACTTCTGGAGTATTCGCTGGAATATCAAATGTTTCACCTGACGCTGCTCCATATTTCATCAATTCCTCTGCCTGTATTAAAGCGATCTCTTCCTTTGGAGATAGATTCAAATCAGGTCTAACTAATTTATGCCGGACACCATCTAAAGGAGCATCGTAATTAATATGATCGGGTTCCATTCCTGCAAGAGCTCTTTTAATTAACTCTTCTCGATGAGGAGTGAGCTCAGTATCTGGCCTTGCTTGTCTGACCATCGTATTCTCGACAGTCGCTTGAGTTGCATCCTGTCCAATTCTTAAGCGAGCAACTGCCTTTGCATCTTGATCACTGAGTCCTAATTGGATTGCCTGAACATAAGCAGTATCAAAATCTTGATCTCTTTTTGCAGTGTTATATACACCTTCATTTATATAGCGTGATGCAGGATAGCTGACTGCTTTTTTGTCATCGATCATTCTGGCTTCTCCCCCAACGACCTCTCCGTACTTTCTTAATTCTTTTCTGATTCGCTCTAAGGCTTCATCGACTTTTTTTGTCCCAGATCCTTTTCCAACTAGGTAACTTGGATCATCATATTTTCCACTTTCTCTATCTCTGGGACTGAGGTAATCGTATGGATAAGCCATTTAATAAGCTACCGGCTCAAGACCTAATTCTTGTCTTCTCCTTAGATCTTGTTTCCACATCTGATCTTTTACCCATTGAGGAGCATTTTCATATCCTCCTTTTTCAATTCCAGTTCCTTCGTTCCAAGTCCCAGCAACCTCTGCTTTGTTGAGCAGCTCCTGAACAAAATCGGGGTCTTCTAATTCAGGAACTCCTGCTTTGAATTTTTCTTCGTTACGTCTGAGGATTTCTCTGATATCCATGTCATCGCTAGGTAATGGCGGCTGGTAACCACCATCCCTAGTCAAGCTTTTATCAAACACCTTGTTTGTAATACCTCCCGATTCAGCTTGTTCGAATGGATTAACAACTAAACCACCCTTCCCTTTCACGTCTGCATTTTGTTGTTCAGCTAAAGCCAAGAGTTCAAATAATCTTTCACCAGCCATTTGCGTCATAACTTCAATAGCTGTCTTGCTTGCTAACGGTATTTATTTAACTATTCTAGGTAATTATTTCCCTAAAAGTTTATTTAAAAGAGGTCTTAACTCATGCTCTGGTGGGTAATGTCTCATGATCGCCCTTGCCTCTCTCCTTACTTCTCTTGGTATGCGAGGTGTTTCCTTCGTGTCGGTCAGCCTTCTTAGGAAATCCCTGACTCCAATTAAGGAACGTGTTTGATCTTCTGGGCTGCTAATTCTTATCTTCATTCTTTATCTCCACCTTTTTACTGTTGTCTCTGATCTCTAACCCCTCCCTTACATTTTTAATGTGCCATTTTTCAGCCATATCACTAACGATCTCCCTGCCAAGCTCTAATGCAAGTTCATCTGCTAAACCAGTGAAGGTTGCATGAGGATGAGCATGAGGTAAATCGTGGCGACCAGAACGATCATATAAATGATTCATAAAGTCGCATCGGTTTTTCTGTAACCGCACCTCACGCTTGACTCTCTCTTGTTGTTCAGTTGATGGCATGTGCTTGTTCTTGCATATTGAAAGCTTAGTCTTCTTTCTTGTCGTCTGCAAGATCCCTTCTTCCCCAGAGGACTAACGACGATCTTCTGCCTTTCTCTACTGGTAGAACCTCATGTTGCATAGCAGAAGGAAAGACAATCATCCTTCCAAGTTTTTCTTCCATAGGACTTTTTATATGACCGAATTTCAATTCACCTCCTTCATATTTTTTTCTGTCTGATAAAATTACAGATGCCGAAATATCCCGATCAATTTCCAATCCACTATCTGCATGCTTTTTGTAAAACATTCCTTTGTCATATTCTGCGTACTGGATCGGCTCAATTATTGCCATTGGAAATTTAAAAAAGTCAGTAGCTATAAAAAAATACATTCGCACAACTTTTTCCATAATGCTTTTTATTTTTTTGTTTTTCACATTGCTTTGGATAAAGCAATTTTTAGATTGCCTTGAGTCGTGAACTTGAGCACCCTCGACTAGTGATTCCTTACATTTACGATGTCCATAATTTCTAATATATTTACATTCCTCCCAACTCAACAAGTCGTCGATGTAAGCGTAATCATGAATCATGATTTTCTTCCTTTGTTGACTTATCTGCTTTTAAAACCCAACCTTTGTTTTGTTGGAAATTACTTTCTTCTGGTGAGTCGTTGTTACGTTTAAAACAAATCTCTTCGTCTTCAAAGAATAAATTAAAACTAATAATAATCCTGTCCTCACCTGATTTATTTGGTATTGTTCTATGTGGCAACCAAGCAGGGAATAATAATACAGTCCCAGTTTCTGGTGCTATTTGATAAGTGGTGTAATACGGATTTAATGCTGGATTAGAACCTTGAGTCATTGTTTTAGTTATCCAACTAGGATCTTGCCAAACAATATCTCCACAATTCTTCTCAGCTTTAGCATAGAAAACAGCACTCCATCTGTAATTCGAATGGATATGCATCGGAATAAACGACTCTTCTGGATATAAAGTCGTCCACATATTGCTAATTTTCATGCTGTCTACAAACTCATACCAATCGTTTCCCTTGAATGATCTAGTCGTACTTTTATCTACACTTGTACCCAACATGTGTTTACAGATGTCTTCTAATTCTGTTTTAATGTCTTGCCACTCTTCTTCTCTGACAAGATTTCTTGAATAAAAAGAGGTGACACCATATTTATCAAAGTCTTTTTTATCTTCGCTTGAGGCACCCTTACTCCATTCTTCGCCTACTAAGCCCTCTCTGCCATTTATTTGATCCCTAAATTTTAGTGCTAATTTTTCAGCCCTTTGAGCTATATCTGTCTTGGTATGACCAACAAAAATAGGCGTTGCAAAAATATCCCTTCTAAAGGGACCAATTCCCGTCTCGCCTTCGAAATACCTTATATCCAAAATGAATTCTCAATCTTACATAGTGTAAGAGAAAGAACTATCTATTGCGTTTATGCCTTGAAGGTACCTTTATTCTCAGCCGTAATTCCATCAGCCGCATTAAACGTTGGAGTTGGAATATCAACAACAACTTGAGAGACAATACCTGAATCTTTGTTGTAAGTGAATTGATGACACTGGTCTACAGCTTCCACTTCATTTACAACTTCACCAAAAACTATCTGTCCACGACCTGTTAGAGGTAGTGCAAGTTTTTCGTCCTTAGTAAATTCCAACACGTTACCGCTCGTGTCGTAGCGAACCCATTGTGTCATAACTACCACTCTATAAGGATGTAACCGGGACCACCGTCACCGCCACTTCCATTGTAGCCCCCGTTGTAATGACCTCCAGCACCTCCTCCGCCTGCGCCTATTCCTCCGTGGCCTGCTATTCCATAATTACATGAGGAACCGCCACCTCCTAGTGCTCCTCCACAGCCACCATTACCCCCGTAATTCATCTGATCATTATCATCGACAATTACTTGTTTTAGTCTGTAACACATTTGGGCAGGCACCCATTCCATTGTTGCATTTTTATCTTTCCAAGGTGCGGTATTACTTGTAAAGCCAGATGCACCTGAACCTCCAGCACCAGATCCCCCCGGACATGCTGTCGCATTCATAGCATTACCACTATCTTGTGCTTTAGTTGGAACGCTTGCACCTCCTCCTGCTTGCAATCTCCCTAACACACCGTTATACATATCGCCTGACATTGCTGCTCCAATAACAGTAGACGTTTCACCTGCTGCCCATCCTTTTAAACTACTACCACCTCCAGATGATGATGCAATACCAAATTTCTGTTCGTATGGACTCCACGAAGTAAGACTTGATCCAGCACCGCCGCCGCCGCTTGCTCCTCCTGTCTCTTCTCCATCACCAAAGTTAGCTCCACAACCTCTCTTCCAAGTAGCGCTACCACTCGGAAACATCGAATGAGGTACTGGATTCCCTGATGCACTTGACATGCCTAGACCTTCACTTACCGAGTTACCGCTTGCGTATTGATCGTTGTATCCACCTGCTGGGCAGGGTGAGTAAGACGCTGTTCCTCCTTCTATTTCATGACTGCTGCTAGGAGGGTTGGAATCGTTATGAACTCCATCGCCACCAATAGGAGTAGAGCCACCAGTACCACCGCCAGCTCCAGACCAATTGTAATAATCACTAGATGTTCGAGATCCTTCTGAATTTCCCCCTCTTCCTCCTATACCGCCACCGCCAGCTCCAGTCCATGAATATCCGTATGAGTTGCCAGAATTACCGCCTCTCGTACCTTGACTACCTTTGAATCCGCATGAACCGCCTCCACCACCAGCATAACCTTCTGGCCCCCAACCAATTGCATTCTGGTTTCCTTGTCCACCAATTCCACCGTCTTGCTTATCATCTGATCCACTAACTAACCGACTTCCACTTGTTGTGGAGGCACTAGCTGTCCCTTTCGCTCCTCCAGAGCCTCCTTGTTGCGGTCCTCCACGACCATAATCAGCTTCTATATTGATTTCATTTTGGCTTAGAGATCCTGATCCATGGACATAAGAATTAGTGCCATGATATCCATCATTGCTACTACCACTTCCAAAGTTTCTGTCATATCCAGCGCCTGATCTTCCGGGTCTTACGTTTAGTGTTTCACCAGCGGTAACTGTATATTCTGCTGTTGAGAAAGCACCGCCGCCACCACCGGAAGACCCATAATAATTAGTTCCCCTTCTACCACCACCACCTCCTCCTCCGAGGCAGGTTACACGTATTTTTGAGACTCCACTTGGGACTGTCCATGCCACACCCGAACTGCCAACCCTTCTGTTTTGAGCAGTACCATCAATAGATCTCTGAGATTGTGGAATTTCAGTTACCAGTTGAGTTCCGACTACAGTTTGCATGGACTCCCCGTAGAAATCCTGCCACTTCTTGTATGTTCTCGTGTCAGGAGCACTACCACCTGATGCTGCTCCAGTATCGATCAGAGCTGAAAGAAGTAAAGACATTCTGGTCCTAAATTTTAATCTACTTATCTACTCTTTATTGTAAACAAAACCTAAACGTCTATTATTCTTTAGGCAATAAGTAACCTTCTCCATTTGCTTTTACATCTTCGCCAAGGGTGTATGTCTCGGCTGGAGGTGTATAGGCAGTAAATTTTTTAGTTGAACTACTATATTTGTCAAAAACCTTTGTTGTTTTTGTACATTTAATCCAATTTCCGGGTGCTCCACCGGGGTCTTTAGTGACTATGCTTGCTACAAAATCACCATCATCTGCTGGAATAACGCATGCCCAATAAGCCATAATTAGTTACCTACCACTCAATAAGAACATAACCGGGTCCACCGTGACCCCCGTAACCACCATAACCACTGAATTGGTTGTTACCGCCGCCGCCGCCGCCGCCAATACCACCCATTCCACCTACTGCATAGTTTCCACTACCACCGCCACCTCCTAGTGCTCCTCCACAGCCACCATTACCTTGCATCCTCATATTATTTTCTCCGTAACTTCTACCATTGACACTACTTGATGCATTATCCCCGAAGAGAGTGAAGGCTAAATTTGCTACGTCCCATTTGAAGGTATACCACCAATTACCAGAGGAATTGTATCGGTTATTCGATGTTGTAGTAGCAGCGCCTCCTCCTCCAGCGCCAGACCCTCCTTCTCCACCCGGATAAGTGTTATGACCGAAGTTGCTGTTATCACTAGTTACACCTGCTCCTCCTCCGCCTACTAATCTTCCCAGTATTCCGTTATATGTTTTAGCCTGACCTTCTATAGGTCTGGATGAAGATCCGGCTGATCCTCCGCTTGATTCAAGAGTTGATTGTCTGTTTCCACCACCACCACCACTACTATCTAAAGAAGGAGCAGGATGAATACCGTCACCATGACGAACACCTTTCATGACGTAGAACCATTTACCGTCAGGACTGGACCAGTCTCCTGAAACAGTAGTTTGGAATCCATAATGATAGTTATTATTCCTAGAACCACTTCCGGGTTCTTGCTGTTCTGCATCGGTGTCATAGCCGTCAACGAGCTTAACGTCTAACCAACCTTGACCTCCATTGCAACCGCCATTGTTAGATGTTTGTGTTCCATCACCTCCGTCACTTCTTGTTCCACCCCCAGCACCTGACTGCCACCAACCGTGACCTGTACTATTGTCACTAGAAGCATCTCCACCTCGTCCACCTATTCCACCGCCACCACCTGAAGTCCAAGAATATCCTGCACTATTTACCGCATTGCCACCCCTATACCCATTGCCCTTATAACTTCCTGCGGAGCCACCTCCACCGCCACCATAACCTTCTGGTCCAAAGCCGAATGATCTATTAGATCCTTTTCCGCTTTGCCCACCCGTATAATTCAACTGATTATTTGCTGCTAATGCACTACCTGATAGTGTTCCACCTCTTGGGTTGGGAGGCAAACCTCCATTCATTTCTCCTCCATAGCCACCATATGCGTAGACGTTCATTGCTCCCGTACCACCGTCCGAAGACTTCAACTGCACAGTGCTATCTGAACCGGCTCCACCACCCTGATTACTGCTATATGCTCTACCACCTCTACCTACGTAAATCTCTAAGGTTTGTCCTGCTGTAACAGTATATTCTCCAGAAGAAAATCCACCTCCTTGACCACCGCCACCGCCTTGGTAATGACTCGAATTTCTAGTACTACCACCACCGCCAGCTCCTATCGCCGTAACACGAACTTTACTAACTCCGCTTGGTACTACCCAGTCAACCTTAGTGTTGTAGGCAATTTTTCTTGATTGCGCCCCTGTACCTGTACCTCCTGATGTATTACCAGCATCTCTTGTGTCGTCAGGTAAGTAGGAATCCCCATACTCTAATGAGCCGAAAAAATCCTGAAAATTCTTAAATTCTAGATTACTTTCAGGAGCGGC